TGCACTAGGTGTTGTATATAAAAATATACTAGGATTAATTTTTCTTTCTACATAATATTGTGATGGAGTGCCTTTAGCTAACTTATTTGGTGTAGCGGAATACGCCGATCTATCTATTTTAGTTAATGCAATATCTTGAGGTGCTGTTGCATCAGAATTATTTCTGTAATATGCTTCTAATACTGAATCAATATCTTGTGGAAAATTTTCAGAATCAGATGCAAAATTATATTCTGCTTGACCCTCTACTAATGGAATTTTTGCAAGTTTAACTTTCCATAAATGAACCCCTCTGTTTGCCCATTCTTGAAACATTATATTTAAAGATCTTCTTGCAGATTTTAATTGATAACCTGTTCTAGTTCCTTGAACGCCAGTTCTTTCAAAAGCTTCTTCTATAATTTCATCTATTTGTGGGTTGAATTCTGACTCACCAGAAGTAGGTGATATAGTTTGTGCAGCATTACCCATCCCACTATGTGCTGTGCAATAATAAAATAAAACAGGTGCGCCAGTTTTTTTGACAGGTGCAACTACTATGGTTACTTTTGCTCCACTTGTTCCTGGAGTTCCTGTTGTAGTAACACCAGTTGTATAAGCTGCAGCAGGTGAGTTGTTAGGGTTTGTAGAAAAAGCTAATTGATGTGTATCGTTTGTTGTATCAGATAAATCAAAAATATAAGTATTACCCTCTTGTAAATACAAGACAGGGGCTAACTCACCGTTGATATAAAATCTATTACCGGTTCCATATTGCGTTGTGCCACTTGCTACAGTGACTGTATAAGTAATTGTGGCCACTTAAAACTCCTAACCAAATATTACTGTACAAAATGTAACTGCAGTTCCAATTGTCAACTTAATACTTGTTGCACATCTAATACCTGTACCTGGAAACTGAATATATTCTGTTAAACCGTCTCCGTTAGTATTAGTGGTAGCTCTAACTGTAAATTCTGCAACAGTTGTGCTGTCATCTTGTAAAGTAACAGTGCTTTGCGCAACATTTGGTTCTTTATTAATATAAAGACCTACAATTCTACCTGGTCCTGCAAATATTGTGTGTGTAGCAGCAGTTGATTTTTGTACCGCTTTTACATCTACTGGATATGTGCTCATTAGTTTTCTCCTTAAAAATTAATGTGTGGGCCGAAGCCCACACTATATTAATTATTATGCTTGTGGTCCAGATGCAGCTACTCTAGATTGAATCGTATTAAAGTAATCAACCACTAAGTGATTAGCATTTGTTCCTTTATGTGCGATCATCATATTTGCTTCTAATGCAATATCATCCGGCACAGTTGTAGCAGCTTGAACTCCTACAGGGTTTCCATTTAGAAATAACTTGTACTGATTTGCAGTAACTCCTAGCTCACTATCAGCAGGTTGATATATAAAACCTAATCTAACTGAGTTAGTTGGTTTAGCTTGAACCGTTGCTGTTTGTGTAGGCACAGTTGAATCTTCAAAAGTAAAAGTAGATCCGCCTGCAGAGTCTAACATATCAAAAGATACACCTGCTCCATTTTTTCTAGAAATGAATTGAATTGTAGTTGTATCTTGTAAGTGTGAGAATCCAATACCATCAGTTGGTAAAGTGTCAGAATCTACATAACCATCCTGAGCAAAACCAACAAAGATATTAGCGTCACTTACATCTGTTACTGCGATGCTAGTTTCAAAATACCATTTGTTAGTTGATAAGTATTGCCAAACCTCTGGTCCTGCAACACCTGTAACTTCACCGGCTGCTGGAGCATTATCTCCTAATCTTAACCATCCACCAGCATATTGTGCTAGTTGAAAGTCAGATCCACCAGTTGATGTGACTGTCCAATCTCCTGCGTTATAGATTGTAAAATCATTTTGATACGCTTCTTCTTGTTCGTATCCACCTGTAATAAGAGGTTGTTTGATTCCACTAAATACAGAAGAACCTCCATCTTTTCCTACTACGTTAGTGACTCCATTTTTAAAGTGTGTTGTCATATAATCAGCGCCTCCTCGCGCCAGTTACTCTTACTAAGAAAAGAATAACCAATTTATGTACTTAATTATCTTAGTGTGTCCTTTATACAACACATTTAATTAGAGCGCAAGAGGGCTATGTTTTTATATTGATTTTTGTATGTAGCTCTTAAGTGGCTACAGAAACTGTAGGTGCAGGTTCTTCTATCTTATTTTGCATATGCTCTTTTTTAGCTTCTGCAAGTTTTATATGGCTAATTACTTCTCTGACTTTTCTGTCAATCTTAACCATGTTGAGAGTATATCTACCCTCTTTAAGATGCTCCTGCTCCCATTCTAGATCCAGACCCCTCTTCTTTGTGTAAAGGTCCTGTAGATGTTGCATCATCTCCTCCATTAATAACCTCCTCATAGGTTATTCGGTTTATTCTTGGATCATTCATTTCTCCAAGATATTCCCATTTTATATCACCTTTTCCCAATTTGTCAATAATTGCATTTTCTATGTCCAATGGGCCATCTTCAGAGGTAATTGTTAGCTCCATTTTGTAACTATATGCATATATTTTGACTAGGAAATTTTTCATATTCACACCTTATATATGAAAAAGGGGCCGTTTAAAAGCGGCCCCTTTAAATAATTTATTACGTTGCGTTTGATCCGAAGATACCTCTAGGGTCAGAGAATCCGAATACGTATCTCTCTCTAGCTTTGTATCTTACGTTACCAGTGTCAAAGTCACCTTCCATTGAAGTTTTAATAGGTGATCTGTTGAAATGTTTTAGACCATTAGGCACATCTGTTTTGATAAAGAATTTCTTCGCATTTGTCAGATAGTGGTTGATTGTGTATCCTTGCGGAATCATTCCCATGTTTCTGATTGCGTTGATATCATTATCAGCAGTGCCAACTCTACCAGCAGAATTCATAAGTCTGTCAGCAGTAAATTGTAAAGCAGAAGGAATTACTAATTTCACTCCTTGTGCTGCAATTTTTAGGCCTCTTTCATCAGTGAATGCAGCGATGTCGATTAAAGACTGCTCCAATGATGTTTCATTCAACTCTGCAGCTGTTGATAACTCGTTTGAAAAAGTACCAGCTAATGTAGGGTGGTCAGTAGCGCAAAGCTCCTTACCATCTCCACCAGCAAAGCTACTATCAAACGCGTTGTTTAATACTGCAGCGCCTTTGATGTTCTTAGTGCTCGCCATAGATCTTGCTAACGCTTTTGTATATCTAGACGCAAGTCTGTCATACAAGTTATCTTCGATAGCTTCTTCTGTGATTGCGAACGCTAATGCAATCGTTTCGTTAGTGTATCTCGCTGTGAAAGTTTCTTGAGCATCGTCGAAAGTTACACCTTGTCCTTCAGGTTTAACTGCCGCATTTGAGAAACCTGCTAACATTACTTCCTCTTCGAAAGCTCTGTCTGAAGTTTCTGTGTCGAAAATCTCATTCCACTCATCAGCGTATTGTTTGTACTCTAGTCCAAATAGTGCATTTAGACCAGGCTCTAGTTCTTTAACTAGTTGTGCTCGTGATATTGCCATAGTTATATACTCCTATTTAGCTATTAGTTGTACAACGAACTACCCGGAGCAATCATTACAACGAAATTACATCCCGCTGCAGTTTGATCTTTATTCTCTGGATCGTTTGCGTTTCTTACGACAGTAAACATTGAAGTTGTTGCCGCAGAACCAACATCTAACGTAGTGATCGATTGACCATCTTTGTTATCTGTCGCTGTGTAGTTGTTAGTGTTAAAGCCTTGCATTGGGTTAACTCCAATAAGAGTTTGCGCCAAAGCGGCATCAGCTTTCACGACATATTCCTGTAGAGGATTGTCAATGATGAAAGCCGTAATGTCATCAGACCCTGTGTTGTAGTCTGTTGACGTTGCTTGTGATGCTACTACATTGTTTGAAAAAGTAGGTTTTCCATTAGAGTCAACGAAGAAAGCTCCGTTGAAAACACCAATTAGAAGAGCAGAGTTTGCAGTTGTCCACGCAGTTCCGCCATTCCCACCATCGTCAGTTGTAGTAAAAGAAGCATCCTGTACCTTACCAGCTTCGCCCGCAGTTGCTCCACCATCGTTAAACGACATTGGATCACCTTTGTTTGATGCTACGCCAGGTGCAGTTTGGATTTTATATTCAGATTGTCCTGAAGTTGCTGGAGTATTTCCAACAGTCATTACAGCTCTTAAACCAAATCCAGTTGTACTTGCATTTGCCATAGTTGTTTCCTTTTTATGTACCTGCCCCGAAGGGCCTCCAGTACGGTTTTAATTTATTCGTTGGGTAGGAATTACTAAATAATTAGCTTTTCTTTGTACCACCGAAGGTTACACGAGTATTCGATTCCTTTTGGAATTTCATACTTGGGTGCTGTTCCTTCATAAGATCGTTGCTTACTGCTTCTTCTTTAGCTTCGTTCTGTTTTTTATAGTACTCGTCTATTTGAAGCGCGATCTCTTCTGGTATCCTTGCCAGCAAAAGGCCTCCCACTCCTATGACTCCAGCGTATCTGCCTTCATCCATCGTTGGAAAATTTTCATCAGGATATTCATCAGCTCTCACTAATTCCCATCCTTCTCTTAATGATGCCGCAACGTTCTTAGTATCTTGTTGACCCAGAACTTCGGCTCTAATCCATTGATGTCTAAATCCAGTTGGCGCTGGTGGTGCATCAAGTGAGTTGGGTGGAGTCCAAACTTTTTTGACTTCTATTTTGTCTCTAGTCTGACTCGCACGTGAAGTTTTTATTTTATCGTTTTCCATATGCCTATACTCCTTCCGTGATATTTAATTGTTTCGCATATTCTTCTAGTGGCACACCTAATCTTTTAGCAATTGCTACCTGTGAAGGTGTGAGCTTGACAGTTTTGCGTCCTTTGCTTGTCGAGGCTGAACGTTTAGCCGAAGCTACATTTTGAACCGGTTTGGTTCTTTCTGTAGTATTGTCTTCTATCTTATCAAATTTATGCGGAAATTCAACTCTTATTCTTTTATCTACTTCTGCATAATATTCTCTAGATTTTGGATCAAATCCTTCTTTTTCCACTAGTTGTTTGTGGATATCAAAAGCTGTGTAAGTCATAGCTGAATCATTACCAAACCAAGGGTTATCAGATGCCCAGGCCTCTGCCATGGGGTCAGTTTGTGCTGATTGTTTTGTTTGTTGAGGTGTTACATTAACCTCTTTTGGTTTAGACTCTGCTGCTACTTTCATAGCATTTAACCTTGCAGCATCCATAGTTAGATTAGCAATTTGCTCTTGAGCTGTAATTTGCCCTTCAACGTCTTGAGATTCAATAGCTGTTTTTAATGCTTGCTTCGCTGCAACCATGCTATTTTTAACTCTTGTTTCAAACTCTGAAGTATAAGATTTATCTAACGTAGATAATCTACCCTCTAACTCATTCTTTTGTTTGTTTACTGCATCAGCGAAAGCAACGGCTTCTTCTTTTTGCCTTTCTGCTTCTCGCATTTTACGAGTCAATTTAGCGATACGTTTTTGAACACCTTCGCTATACTCTTGAACTTCGTCTTTTTTTTCTACTTTTTGTTCACGTTTATCTTCTTGAACGGGAACATCAGTAACCTCTTCTACCTCAATCTTCTCTTCCTTGGGTGCTTCAACTTTTTCTGGTTCACCCTTATTATCTAAATCAATTTCAGTGGATACTTGATCTGCTTCACCGACGTCAATCAGATTATCTGCTTTGTTAACGTTTTCCGTTGGCATAGTTCCTTCCTATGTTAAATGTAATGAAGAACTGATTCAGGATCACCAATGGTCCCTAACACTTCATCATCGTTTAGTATTCGCACTTCTCCACCTTCTATTGGTAAACGTGCACCAGCATACCTGGCAAACATTACCCAATCTCCTACTTTGCACCAAGGTTCATTAAATTTATCTTTATCCTTGTATGCAAGATCTCCCATTTTTAAAACATAACCACAAGTAGTTGCAATTCTTGCTTTGTCTAATTGTTCTTGGGAAAATAAAATTCCACCTTTAGTTTTTTCTTTTGGTGTAAAAGGTAAAACTAAAAGTCTGTAACCAACCGGGTTAGGTAACTGGTCAGCTACTTCTTTAATATTGTTTTCGTCTAATCTTTTTGCGTGAGATTCTTCTTTTTTTTCTTTGTCGTATTTTTCTTGAAGACCAAGTTTAATTTTTGGTACTTCCTTTGATGTCGATAACGTTTCCGTCATTTTGCTCCTTTTCATC